GCAGAAGCTCCAGCCACCGCCAGTTGGACCCATTGCCCGCCATGGGCGTAGTACAACCCTCCGGTGTCATGAGCGTGAGCAACGGCACCGTGGTAAGTAGATGCCGATGGCAGTCCAGCGTAAGTATCAAAATAAAAAGGAATAATGTTGCCAGTTTGTGTTCCAGTAATAGCGCCAGTCAAAGTGCCGCCAGATAATTTCAAGTAACGGCTTTCTGGATCGTTGGGGAAATACTGAATAAAATTCCACGTCGCGCCTGCAGCTGAATAAACAATCCGCACGCTCAGGCCACTAGCTCCAACAAAGCCCGCAGGCAGTCCCGCAAGTGGCGAAAATGCTTGAATGTTTGTGCTGTTTGTTACTTCAACAGCTTTGTTGTTTGCAGGGTTGGCTGGTATTGCAGCTACGTTGGCAACAACGTCATAGAGAAGTGCATTAGCTACAGCTGCTGCTGCAGCGTTTGCTGTGCCAACAGCGTTATTTGCTGCTGTAGAAGCGTTGTTAGCGGTAGCAGAAGCGTTGTTAGCGGTAGTCGTTGCGTTACTTGCCGCAGTAGAGGCGTTGTTGGCTGTAGTAATTGCTGTTTGGCTGTTGCCTAGTGCTGTATTTGCTGTGGCATTGGCCGCGTTTGCGGTATTGACAGCCCCGTTTGCCGCAGAAGTAGCTGCCGCCACAGCAGCCGCTGCGTTATTGGCAGTTGTAGTTGCAGCTCCAACTGCAGCAGAGGCATTGTTAGCCGTATTAACTGCAGCTGCTGCAGCTGCTGATGCATTGTTGGCTGTGCTAACTGCCGCCGCAGCGTTGCTAGAGGCGGTGTTCGCCGTTGAGACGGCCTGTGCGCTTTGAGTCAGCGCTGTCTGGCTGTCGGCAATCGCCTGCGTCGATGCGGCCGTACTGGCGTTGGCGGCAGTCGTGGCGTTGGCGGCCGCAGTTGTCGCGGCTGCCGCCGTTGCGTTGGCGGTATTGGCCGCAGTTGTGGCTGCCGTCGCCGCGGCCGTTGCCGTACTCGCTGCAGTCTGCGCCGCCACAGCTGCAGCAGCGCCCGAGTCGTTACGGTCCTGCTGCTCCTGGACGACGTACAGGTTCTGCAGGTCGGCGTTATTGAGGTCGGCAGCGGTCAGGTTGGAGCCGTCTTGCCAGGGCACCAACTGCGCTGCATCCGGCGTATCACGCAGTACCGTGAGCGTGACACCATTTGCCGGTGCAGCAGTTACCTGGATTTGCGTGCCGCTCGTCCAGTTGTAATTCGTGCCGTCAACCAGCTGCGACGTGTAAGCACCAGTGAGGATGTTGTATCCGGTGTAGAGCTTGACGTGAGCTTTCAGGATGTACGGAAACGGGACCGAGAAGGTCGTCGTGGACCCGTTGCCGGCGTACTGGGCGTAAGAAAGTGCCACGAGCAGGTCTGCACCTGTGCAGTCCTCATGTTATTGGCTTGGCTACTTCCGGCCAAGGCCTAGCGGGCTGGCTTCAAGACGAGCTCGAACATTGCCGTTGCGGGCACGCAAGTTGGCCAATGCCATCTCCTGAAACTCAGGGTGTTGACGGACCATTTCTTGAAGTCCGAGCTTGTCGTAGTAGGTGACAACCGCATCAAACACCTTGTAGACACCGCGAGGATCATTCACGCTACCTCTTCTGTCGCTCAAGGCTTTCCCGGGCTGGGTGACCAGACTGGGGCCACCAGGGCTGTTGAGCTCTAGGTTGTATTCAGGATCCTGACGCAGCTTGTCCAGCGCTTGCTTAAGCGTCCGTCCCTGCACGTAGCTGTCAACAGAGAACACCGCAGTGCCCACGTTAATCGTGGCATTGCCAGCACCGAGCACAGCTGCTGCAGGGATCGCTCCAGGAATGGTGCGCATTGCCTCCCTGTAGGTGGCCTCTTGCGGCTTGGTCATGTTGGTCGGCACCGGCAGGCCTTCTGAAACGCGGCCCTCGGGGCGAGGCTTCATGCCCAGGCCGTGCTGAGCCAACCAATCTCGCAGCGGGCTCTTGGGCACAATTACCGGCATGAAGGGAATGGTCTCGTCCACTGACAGGCCCAGCGGCCGCTCGATCCGATCGCCCAGCCAATCTCTGTCTTCCCGCTGAGGAGGCACCAGCTGACCAAGGATCGGGTAGTCCTTGAAGATCCGGCTGGCAATGTTGCTAAAGATTTCCCAGTTGGGGTCTTGCTTTAGTGCTTGGTATTCGGCTGGGGTGAGCTCACGCCGCTTGGCAACCGTTTCATTGGGATCGTTGAAGCCCCTGGACGCGGAGGTGAATAGGCCAGAAAGCGGCAGGATGCCGTTCATCTGCTTGCCCAGCTCACCAGCCCAGTCCACGTCACCGCCGCGGCCAGCCCTTACTAAAGCATTGATTATGGAGGAAATACCTGTCAAAGATGCCTTGTTCATAACCATGCGAGCGTAAGCATGAACAATGCCCCCCATGTGTGTAGTGAAGCTGTTGTTGTCCACTCGGCCTTCGTGTCGTGCACGCAGCAGGTCTGCCTGCAGACCCATCAGATCAATTAAATCGATTGATCCACCAGACATTTTGCTAACGGCTTCATTGGCGCCATAGGTCAGCGAGAAAGAGTACGGCCTAAAGGTGGGGCCCAAACGATCCCTGTCCTCCTCTTTTGTTGGCCCGCCGTCGCTGAAGATGCCCGCCTCCCACAGCAACTGTGTGGTGCTGGCCAGGGCTAAAGAAGATAGGAACGAGGCCCTGCTTTTGGCCAGAAGATCCGAGTCAACGGCACCGGCTTCCCAAAACTTGCCAAAGGAGTCGCTGCCAGGCCGCGCATAGCCGCCATCACCCAAGGCGTTCTTGAGCTCGAGATAAAGCTGCTTGGGGATTTGGACGTACATGTCGTGGCCAAACATCCACTTCATGCCGTTGGCCGGCACTCGCCACACAGGCATGACCCACCCGACCAACGGGTTGCTGCGCATCAACTGCACGCCTTGGGTAAAACGGTCGTCCAGGGCCTGAGTAAAGGTGACCTGGTTGCCCCGCTCAACACCCAATTTGCCCAGCTCATCGGCTGCATTGGGTGTGCCGTGCAGGTTGTTGAACATCAGGAGCCGCAGCTCCTCGTTGTCCATGTCGCCGGCTGTGGCACCAAGCTCTCGTAGGCGCAGCTTGGCCAACTCGTCATCGGTCATTAGGCCACTGAAGACAGCCTTCTCGGCCAGCTGATCAGCCCGCTGACGAATCCAGTTGCGATCTGCCCGCTGGCCGCCTTGCTCCACGACACCCTCGGCTTCTTTGGCAGCTCGCAGCCAGGCCTCATGGTTGACCTTCCAGTCAAAGCTCATCTTCCTGATCACCTCATCGCCACCGTTCAGCAGGCGGAATGACGGGGTGTAGCCAGCGCTGGTGCCGGTCAACTGCTCAACCCCCGCCCCCAGCAGCTTGCGGAAGCCCAAGTTCATCAGGTTCATGAACGTTACTACCGTCCCAGTTCCCGCCGTTTTGAAGTGGTAGCTCGGGCTGGTAAATAGTTCCCAAGCATCATTGAGATCTCGATTCACCGTGTTCTTGGTCTGCTCAAGAATGTCGTCCGACAGCTCGGCGTAGTTGTTCACGTCAAAGGTCTTCTTGCCATAGGCAAAGTTGTCCCAGGCGTTTAACCAAGCTGTGCTCATGCCCTGCTGCACCGAGCGGAAGGCATGGCCCATGGCGCCCAGCTCAGCCTTGATGCCGAACTTCAGAGCGCCTTCTGCAATGTCCTCCAGGCCGTAGTTGGCGCTGACCAGGATCGACGTCGGGTTGCGCACCAGCCAGGTGGCTACACCGCTAAACAGGTTGTCCTTGCGGTAGGTGTTCAAGACCCGCACCTGGGTCATGAAGTTGGGCTCGTTGAGTGAACGCCCGGCCAGCTCGTCAAGCCGCTTGGCTGTGGCCAGGCGCTTTAGCTTAAGGGGGTCGCCCGATGCAATCGCGTCTTCTACCTGGGCCAGCAAACTGCCAGCTTTGATTTCATCAAGCGTGAGAAGGCTGACGTCCTTGTCGAACTTTATGAAAATGTTTTCGTTCGCCCAGTCGCCAAACTGCCGGGTGCGTAGCGCTTGAGCGATCTTGCGTGACACCTGGTTGTCAAACTGCTCAAACGCATGAGCCCATTGAGCGATGTTGGCCAGGCTGGTCTTGGCCGCATCGTCCAAAGCGCCGAGCTTCATCAGCTCAGAAGCCTCATCCAGCGCATCCGCGTAGGAGCGGACCGCATCCATCTTCACGCGGTTGACGATGTAAGCGTTGACCGGCAGCTCATCAATGCCCGCCAGCTTGCGTTTCATGGCGTCAAATAGTGCCCCAGGCTCTGCGCCATAGGCCATGGCCACCAGGCGGAACTGAGCGTCGGCAACACCTGCGGTGTAAGGCCGCCTCAGCTCAACGCCCTTCTCGCTGGCATTGCGCTTAAGCGCCAACACCTCGAGCAGCTTGCCTAGGTTCTCTTCGCCAAAGGGCAGCTGGGCGTAGTTGATGTTCAGGCCTTTGCTACCAATCGGCCTGGCTTGCTTCTCAAATCCAGCGCGGACGGCTTGGCCAATCGCCTCCTCATCCATGGCCAACGCATCGCGTTCAACCTGGTTCCAGAACCTTTGTGGGTTGATCTCGAGCTTGTCGCCTGAAAGCATCCTGAAGCGAACCGGCTTTGGCTCGAGCTGATTGGCAACTGCTTGATTCAGTTCACCAGCCAGCCGACGCTGCACCGCTTCATTGGCGGCCTTCTGCTCGCGAAGAGTTTGCAGCTGCTTCTCTAGATCAAAGCAATCAGCCATTGCAGCTGCCCTCCGCAATCTTGCGCTCAAGTTTTGCAATCTCATTGTCCAGCTCTTTGCCTTGCATCGCAGCCCTCTGCTGCTGCACTTTCAGCTGCCTTGCTTTGGCCCGCGCGGATGCTGCTTCAGCTGTTGCCTGACGCTTGCTCGCCGGGGCTTGAGTGGGTGTTTCAGGCGCTTTGGCAGGCTCTTTCATTGCCGTGCCTTCAGGCGTCCACTCGTAAGTGTTGGCCTTGCGTGGTGGCGTTGGCGTTAGCTCAGGGTTGAATTGCGGCGTTGCATCACGGACACGATCAACAGCACCAGCAAACTCAGTGCGTTGCAGGGCATAAAACCCCTCCCCGAGGATGCCCAGCTTCTTCTTTTCTTCCCAAGTCATGGTGTCCCAGCCGCGATCGGCCAGCCATGCCTGACGCTGCACACGCTGCGCTTCAGCATCCATCACTTGGTACTCGTACCGCAAGCGCATCTCGTCAATGAGTGAGTCAGCGTTCTTGCCGCCAGCCTTGTAGATCGGCAGTTGGTCATTCAGAAACTGCATCGGCAGCTGGCCGCTTTCATCAGCCAAAAGATCGTCAATGAACTGTCCTTGCTGGAAGAACTCAGGGCCCTCAGGCCGCTTGGGCAGTGGTGACACCGGCGCTTGCACCTCGCCGTTATCAATGGCTCGCTGCAGGATTTCCCGCTTGAGCCGAGTGCGGGTCTCAGCGTCGATGCCGCGTGCCTGGTAGTTCACCATCGGCACGATCACCTCATTGCCATCGGCATCAAGGGTCCGGCTGATGCCAGGCACATCCAGGTTTGCCGGCACATCCAGCAGCGGGGCGTCGCCACCAGCTGGGTTGGTGGTCAACTGCAGGGCACCTTGCTCAGGCGTTGGCGGCTCAGGCGGCAGGTAACGCCCGCGGCGCTGGCTGATCTCCACCAGGGCATCAACAATGTCCTGCTTCTTGGCGTTCCACACCCGGCGGCCCGTGCGGGCTTTGACTAGGGCGGCCACCTCTGGGCTTGAGTCCGGCATTGCCAGCCGGCGCAGCTGGTCACGGTTCCAGCCCTGCAGGGCATTGCGGTAGTCATCAGGCGTCCGGTAGCCGTACTCACTGGCGGTGGCGGCCAGATCACGGAACGGAGGCAGCTGGATTTCATCAGCCAGGTTCAGCCCCAGCTGTTGCGGCAGGGCCATCTCCAGCTGATCGCCCACCAAGGTCTCAGGCACACGTGACCGCGCTTGCAGGGAGGTGACTTTTAGCTGAGCTGCATCCAGCTCTTTCTGCGCCCGACTCAGCAGCCGCTTGGCCCCGGTCGGGGTGAGGTTGCCGTCATCAGCACGGGACTGAATTTCAGCAATGCGGTCGTTGATGGTTTGGATCTGGGCCTGGGATTGACCGAGCTCTTGTGCGTTGCGCTCTTGCCCTGCCTGGCGGTAGACGCGGCTGTGAACCTGCCGCAGCTGCTGGTCGTCCAGCTCGTCCAGGTAAGCCAGGTAGGTGTCGATCTCTGGCCGGGGGTCCGCCAGGTCAAACTCCCCCTGCACCCCCGAGCGTGGGGCCAGGAACTCATCAGTGGTGCTGGTCAGGTTGAGATCAGCGATCTGTTTATCGACCTCAACCAGCTGGGCCTCGATTTGATCCAGCTGATCAGGCGTGTCCTGCATGGCTTTCACCAGCTGGCCGCGCTGGGTTTGCAGCTGGCGAATCTGCAGCCGGATTTCAGGATCAACGGCTTGACCCACGTTTAGCTCGAGCTGACCCAGCTCGCCCTGCTCAACCAGGCCCTGCTGCTGCAGCCAGTCACGTTGCTGGCTGACTTGCCGGATCATCGTGGACTCGTCCAGCTGGCGCTCAATGGCTGAGCCATGCGGCACCAGTTGCCCTGCAGGTTCTGCGGGCACCAAGGCCCCACCGCCCTGCCAGGGGGGCAGCTGCCCTTGTTCAGCAGCCGGGGGCAAAGCAGGGCCCGCCATTGCCTTGGGCATGTACGGCGCCAGCTCTGTTTGAGCCAGCTCGTCTAAGGCCTGGATGCCATTGCCAGCCATCAAGCGGCGGGTGGGCCCGGCCAAGGAGCCCAGGCCAATCACCGACAGAGGCAGAGCAAGCCCCTCAACAATCAAGCCTTTGCCCAGCTTTTGGAAATAGTTGTCGGTCTCTTCTGCGCGTCCAGGAAGTCGGAAGCCTGTTTCGCCCGGCCGAACTCCACGTATCAACGGAACGCCTTTGGTGTCGGTGGGATCAAAAATCAAGTTGTCGCCCAGGTTGCTGAGATTGCCCTGGTCCTGATCAATAAATGGCGCTGCTAGTGCAGTGGCCGTGACCGCCTCGCCAGCGTTCTTGGCCAACCCAAGGCCGGTGCGCAGTGCAGGGTTGACCGACTGAGCAACGGCAAGACGCCGCACTGCCGGGGTCGCCTTCAGCGCTTGCGCTGCACGGATAGCAGTACCTGTTTGCTTGATACGGTTGACAATGGCCGTGCCTGTGACGGCACCCAGCATTTCGGCGCCGATCACTCCACCCACCTGCAGGCCCGCTTCATCAGCAGGGGTGACCTCGCTGCCGTAACCCATACGGAATGGGTTGACGGCACGGGTTTGCGCAGGGGTGATCTGGAAAGCGTCCTTGGTGTCGATTGGCTTGCGCTGGATCAGATCGCCTAAGGCATTGGTCAACTTGCTGACCGCATTGATTGGCCCCGTGACGATGCCTGCCTTGGTGTCAGGCGACGCCAGGGTGTTCATCAGCTGGCCCAACGGCCTAAGCGGGCCCAGCCGGTTCTCCAGCGATTGATTCATCTGCGCCCGCGTTGCCTTGGGCGGTGAGGCCGGCGGAAACACCGGGTTAAGGTCATCAGACAGAGGGGCCAGATTGAACTTGGGCATGGATTAGGGCCTCCTGTTGCTACGGATGATTTGCAGCAACTTGTTCACGTAGTTGGGATCAGTGGCGTATCCCCGCTGCTTCAGGATTCGCGCTGCTTCTTCAACGGTTTTGGCCTTGTTTGCCCCGTTGCTGCCCTGATACCACTTGTTTACCAGGTAGCTGACGCTCTCATTTGGACTTGCAAAGTCCATAAAGCTGGCTGTGGTGTTGACCCGTTGGCCACCAACCACCTCCCACGTGTTGCGGCGTGTGCCTGAACCTTTTTGACCGAAGTAGTTGTTGCGGCCGCTGGTGGATCGTCCCCAGTCCGACTCAAGTGCCCACTGCGCTGCTACCAGCTCTGGGAACTTGGCCCCGTTGGCGCGAGCCATGGCGACAACCTTGTCCCAACCAGGACCGCCACTGCCCTTGCTTGTAGGCCCCGTGGCTACATACGGTTGGCTGCCACCGCCGCTGTACTGAGGCGGCAACGTGGCAGCTGCAGCTGGCGGCATGATCATCTGCATCAGCCAGCTGCCTGGCGAGAAGCTGTTGTATCCAGTCGGCACCATGCCCAGCCCCAAGCTGCTGTAGTTGGCGCTCGAAACGGTCTTGCCCTGCCGCTCTCTGATCAGCTGCTGCTGCAGGTATTTGGTAACAGTCCCGTCCTGATCAAGGTCGGGATAGAACCGAGTCATCTGCTCGAGCAGATAACGGGTCGTGGATGTGTTGGCGCGACGGGCCAGGTTGTAGAGCTCAGGGCTGACAGGCTTGCCGTTGTTGAGGTTCTGCAGCTCTGAGTGCAGCCACGGCTTGCTCATCACCGGCCGTGCTTGGTAGGCCTTGATGGTCGAGTCAGGGATGCTGCCGGCCTTGCTGCGGTCAACGCCGCGGACGTCAGGACCAGGTTTGCTGCCTTGCTTGGGGCCAGTGCCAACGGTGCCTTGACCCACCTCGCCAGGGTTCATCCCCGTTGCCTGGCTGTAGATCCGGGCGTACTCAGGAGACTTGCGTGCCGTGGCAACCGCTTGGCTCACAATGACGTTCTGAGCTGACGGGGGGATTCGGCCCACGCCAGGGTTGTCCTTGCGCCATGCGTTCATGCCCGCCATCACCTGGCGGACGTAGAGATTCTCAAGATCAATGGCAAAGGCCGCCAGCTTGTTGGGCGCTGCGCTCATGGCGCCGCCGACAGTCATGCCTGGCTGCAGCAGCAGCGACATGGCCTCGCCTTTGGGATCTAGGGACTTGATCGGGCCAAGCCCCATGTCCTGCTTGATCTCGGTCTTAATCTGCCCGAACAGGCCTTCGGGCATGTCGTTGAACAACTTTTCTCTTTCTCTGATGCGCGTGTGCAGCTTTTGGCGCAGCTGATCACGAGCCTCACGCGTTCCTTCGCGCATGGCATAGGCATCAGCCTGCGCAAGAACACCGCCGATGTTCTTTGGCGAAAGGGCATCAGGCGAAAGGTTGTCTACCCAGCTCTCAGCAGCTGCACGTTCTTCAGCAGTCATGCTGAACGCAGCTCTGGCAAAGCCTTGCGACTGCGTTGCCTTGTCCCCTAGGTAATTATCAACGTCGAGATAGCCAATGCTCAGGCCGTAATTCTTAGCCCTAACCATCCGCTGTTGATAATCCTCAGAATCGACAACAACACCCGGGTAACCAGGGCCATCTTTGCCGTAATAGAAAGCGTCCATCTGCTGGCCCTTGTCCTTCTGCTGCAGCTCAAACTTCTGAGTCGTCAGCTGCAGACCCTTGTTCTGCATCTCCAGCAGCTGCACTGGGTTGGCATCAATAAATCGCGGCCGCTTATCCAGCGGGTCATTAGGATTGCCGACGCGGATCTCGCGAACAATGCTTTCCACTGCAGGGTCGCGGCTAAGCAATGCAAGGTTCCCGTAGACCGTTTGCATTGCTTCTTTCTTCTTGTCGCCAGCCAGCAGCCGCAGGCCTTGGTCGATCTGAGTGGTCAGCACCAGACCGGCTAAGGCGTCAAAGCGTGGATCGCTACGGGTGATGAATGAACCATCAGCCATCGACACGCCTTTTTTGAGGATCTGAGCCAGCGCTCCGTTGACTGCGCCACCCGTGGCTTCAGTGGTGGTGCGAGCTGTTTCTTCGTTCCACAGCTTGCGGTGCTGCTCGGTGTACGTCTCCCATGCCTTGTTGATGGCAGGCACGACGTAGAACTGGCTCTCAAGCTCATCGCCCGACAGGCCATAGGAGGCCATGACCTGATTGGTGATGGCGGCCTTCTGCTTGACCAGCTCACCACTGCCAGGCGCCAGGCCAGCTCGAACGCCAGCGTTGATTGCCAGGTCATTAAGCAGAGCGTCATCGACCTCTGCGGCAGCCATTTGAGCCATGGCACGGCGCCGGCCCACCAGGCTCCAGGGGTTGGAGTCCTGCAGCAGCTGTGAAGCCACTGGATCAACTTTCTGCAGCTGGTTGATCTGCGCAGCAGCGTTGGCAGCGCCTTGCTCCTGCTGCACTTGCAGGCTCAGCGTGGCCTTGGCCTGTTGATTTTTGAGCTGGGTGAGCTGGTCGTAATAGCCCTGCTCGATCTTGCCCTTGGCGTAGGAGAGGTAGCCCTGGGAGCCTGCCTGCACCAACGTTTCGGCGAACGGGCTAAGAGCAGTCGCCAGCTGCTGGTACTGGTTGTACCCCTGAACGCTGCCGCCACTGCCCATCTGCAGGGTGCTGACCCCATCCGGGGTGCCAAGCATTGCTGGCTTGGCAGGCCCGGCAATGTTCTTGTCGGCAGCCTGGACGAACGCACCGATGGGCCGCGCTACCGGCGTGATCTGACCAAAGGGAAGAAGACGGTCTGCCATGGATTAACTGCTGTAGTTAGCGGCTGCTTGGTTAAAGCGATTAAGCGAAACAGTTCCCGGACCAGTTGCGCTTGATGGAGTCTTTAACGCCTTAAGTTGACCGGCAAAGCTCATTCCTGTGCTGATGCCGCCAAGCACTGCGCTGCCGATGTTCAATGCCGCGGCTGCACTGCTCGGCGCCCCGCCACGCATGGTTGGCGGCGGCGGAGTGATCAGCGTTGGCAGCGGCGCGAACGGCGCCACAGGGTCGATGTACGGCTGCTCTTCGTAGAACTGCTGGCTGTTCCAGCGGCTTAAATACTGGGCAACCTGCCCGGCTTGCTCGCGGGTGTACTGGCGGCTGCGAGTGCGCTGGTTGATCTCCTGCAGCGTCTGGTAGTCACCTGCCTGGCGGGCGTAATCGTTGATTAAGCGATCGACACTGCGACCCTCCTGGGTCATGGCCTGCACTGACGCCCGGCCCTGCAGCGCCCGCCATTGGTACTGCTGCAGCGCCACTGCCTCTTGCATCGAGGCCTCTTGGTACGCCTGTGTCGTGGCCTCGCTGTCCCGCACAAAAGCAGCGCCAGAGGCTGCACGGTTGTCTGCAACCACTTCCGCCTGGCGGATTGAGCGCATCAGCTCAAGGTTCCGCAGCGAGTGGGTATAAGACAGCTGCTGGTTGTAGTTGACCGTATCCGCCCAATACTTGTATTGAGCGTTGCTGTCTTGCACGCGAGCGTTAAAGCCCGCTTGCCATTGGGCGAATTGATTGTTGGCGTCCTGGAACGCTGTCTGGTTGGCGTAGTCCTGTTGCTGGGCCTGATAGCCCAGACCAGCCTGAGCGATGCCCAGACCAGCCTGAGCGGCGCCAAGCGCAATCGGCAGCAAAGGGAGTGGCATTAGGCGGCCCTCCAGAAGTGCGCGAACAGCTGAGCGCTGCGGCCCATCGGGGCAGGGGTGTCAATCGTGAATCCCAAATGCTTCAGCCACCGCAGCGATGCCTGGTTAGACCACAGCGCCCAGTTCTCTAAGTATTTGTGGGTCTGCGTCAAGCCATCAACCCACTTGCGACCACCGCGCAGGAATTGCTGGCGATGACTTTTGCTAGCCAGCAGGTCATCCGTGCCAAGCAACCAGATCAAAGATCCAGTAACGCCACAGATACCCACGGCTTGCCCGTCATCTCCATCTATGCAACGGCAGATCTGACTGTTTTGCCAGCTCTGATAAACCGCGTCTTCCCCTGTCAAACCGTGGCTATAAAACACCTCTAGCTGGTCTTGATACCGAACCATCTTCGCAATGTTTTGCACACGTGCAGGCGTGGGATCAGACCAATTCATTGGAGGCTCCTTGCTTGGCTGGTAACCAGGCCAACCCATTCGCAAGTGCTGAACTTGCATGGGTTGGCGGTGCTATTGCGCAGCTCGACGATGCAGTTCTCGCCGCGGCTGGCGATTGGGATTTGGAACACCCCCTCGAAATAACGAGGCGTTGCCAAATCAGGGCTGTTGTTCAAGGCATTGCCAATCTGTGATGCCCGGGCTGCCAGCACCGTCCCATCGAAGGTGTAGACCGCTGGATCGCGCCGCTCGGCCGTGACCCAGGCCTCGAAGTAATGGGTGTCGTGATACCGGAGCTTGGCGTGACGCACCTGGGTGCGCTCGCTGTTGGCAGCCGCCTTGCCGCCACCCACTTCCTTGTAGAGCTTGAACCGCGTGAAGCGATAGAGGAACTCAAAGACCTCGCCAAACACGATTGGCTGTGTTGACCAGTTCCCCCGGGCCGTAATCGTTGTGCCGCTATTGGCCTCACCCAGCAGCACGCCCCCATTGCTGGTGCTTGAGAAGTCGCTCCAGGCCTGGGTCTTGGCCTTAACCGTGTACGGCAATGTCCAGGTGGTGATGTTGGTCGTGGCGTTGTAGGTGCCAGCCGCCACCCGAATTGCTGCTGGCGTTGCCATGGTTGTTGTGACCCGCCGATCCAGCAGCAGCTGGTACGGGTTGGGCAGCACGTCAGCCGTGCGGTCTGCTGCTGAGATCTTCTCCAGCCAAACCTCAGTGCCGTACTCCACCAGCAGGTAGACGGTCTCCTGCACGCACAGCGCATTGAGGATCTTGTCGGCCCCGCTGAGCTGCCAGTGGCTCCAGCTGCTCTGCGCCCGCTCAGCTCCACCGCCGCTGTTGCGGTAGAAGTATTTGTAGGCGTACAGGCGCTTCTGGTAGCCGGCCTTGCCTGACAGCGCGAACCAGCAGTTGCCGGTGTCGTTGGCCGTCAGCTTGAAGACCTCAGAGGGCACGTAGCTGTTGACGTAACCGCTCAGGTCAGAGGCATCAGCCACCAGTGCAGTGCCCGCACCGCGGACGCTGAACTCCCGAAACTGGCTCCACTGCCCGTTGGCTTGGCAGAAGATGATCGTCCCCTGCACCGGGATTGGCCGGCAGTTGGGGTCGATCTCGTACTGGGTCAGCACCGTAATCTGTGCCGTGTTTGGCGTCAGCACGGTTTCGGCTGCGTTGAAGCGGAACTGGATCTGATCCGAAAAGATGATTAGCTCGTCTTGGTACGGGATGGCGTAACGCAGCACCGACACCCGGTTGTTGCTGCCCGTCAGGTCAATCGGATCGCTGTCGAGAACAGCCGTGACCGTCTCCGGGAAGAACTCAAAAAAGTCTCGTGCGCGGCTCAGGATGACGTTCTCATCAGCCAAGAAGCCAAGCCGGTTCTTGTAGATGAAGACGTCTTGGATGGGGTTGCCAATGAAGCTGGGGTCAGGCGCCGTCTCGTAATCACCAGCACCTCGCTTGCCCCAGCTAGGAATCTGCACGCCGCTCTGAGTGCTGCCATTGGCCGGGCCAAACCAGAACGTCCCATTAGGCAGACGCACCAACAGGTGAGGCATGGTCGTGGCGTCAATCTGGTACTCAACGCCTGGGCTGACGGTCTCCTGCCAGCTGCCTTCACCAAAGGTGCCGGCCCCATCGCGGGGCACAAACTCCACGTAGAAGCCGTCGAACTTGTTGCCTGGGTCGCCAACGATCTCGACCTGATAGCCCTGGGGAGCAATGGTCGGAAGCTCAGTAAAAGCCTGCACCGAACTGGTAATGGCCGTTATGTCCGCATTGGCCCGGGCGTCTGATGCCGCAATCGTGATCGCGTTGCTGCTGGTGAAATGCAGCACGCTGCCCTTGCGCGTAATCGAGACGCCAGACACGCCACTCAGCGCTGACTGAAAGCTGCTAGCAATGTCTTCTGTGCTGATCCGGTTCTCGATTGTGGCTCCGCCGGTGACGATCACAGGCGCCACAGCGGTCTGCACCTGAACCTGCGTACCGTTCACGTTGACCTTGTAGGTCTGGCCGTAGTTGGCAGCTTTGACCCACACCAGCGCTTCATGCGTTGCAGGCCTGGCGGCAGCCGGGGCCAGCGCAGCGCTCATGGCCGGCGTTTTCTTGACGTTGCTTACAAAGGTGTAATCAGCAATCGAAGCGGCGCGAATGTCGTTCTTGGCGTTAGTCACCGTTGACAGGTAGCTATAGGCTCCTGCATTAGGTGTGACGGTCTTCTCGTTACCAGCCAGATCAAACACACGGATTGCCGTGCTGCTGATCACCACCAGGTATTGCTCGGATGAATCGCGCAGGATGCTGTGGAAATAGACGTCGCCAAAGCTGGTGTTGCTCACCTTGGCAATGGACTGCGTGCCCTCGCGCTTCCTCAGCCCCTCGGCCAAGGAGCTCACAGCATTGATTTGCAGCTCCCCTTGTGATGGATCTCGCTGCGCATCGGGCTGCTGCGAGATCCCCTGAATCAGGTTGGGGATGGTGGAGCTGACGAGGTTAGCCACGCAGATACCCCCGGTTCCGACCCAGCAAGCCAAGGCCAGGGGAGTAGGTGGGGAACGGCCGTAGACCAGGGCCACCCGTCAGGCTGTTGGCTTGTGTCTGCTCAAGCTCAACGCGCTGCAGCTCCACCAGCGCAGCCTGCTCATCAACAGCGGTGTACTTGAAGATCGAGTCGCTGCTTAGCACCCGATCGCTAAAGACTCGTGCCGAGCGGATCGTAATCCAACGGTTAAACGCTTCAGGGCACTCGTCCCACGGCAGCAGCCAAACCACATCAGCCTTCAGGTTGGTGATGTCAGCACCCAGGGTGTAGGTGTGCTTCTCCTTGTCGTAGACCTTTTGGCCCCGCAGTTGGAACCGCCCTGCCCATTCGTAAGCATCCGTGGCCCAGGTAACGATGTTGGCTGGAACTGTGATCTGGTTGGTTGCGTTGTTCTTGGCAAACTCGTAAGCCAGCTCTGTGTTCCAGCTCCACCCCCTGGTCTGCCCTTCCTTGTGGAACTCAAGGATGGTGCGCTCAGCCATGGTGGCTTCCACCACTTGTTGGTTCTCAAGGCTGTTCACCGGCTGCTCGCCGATGTTCTGCAGACAAATGTTGACCGCCTCCAGCAGCGTTGTCCGGCCTGGCGTCAAGGCCTGATTGGCAAGGCCCATCGATACTCTGCATGGGTGTTGGACTCATGTTATCGGTGGGCACAAAAAAGCCCCCTGACGGCGTGGCAGGGGGCTCGAGACACTCACCTAACAAAAGTTAGGGGAGCTCAATCACGCCTGCACACTCAGCACGCAGCACGCTCATGCCGATTGCCATGCGGGCAACCATCAGAGTGGCTTGGTACATGATGTTGAAGTCACCGCCCTGGGGGGTGATTTGCAGGCCGGGGCTGCGCAGGGTCAGCACACCAATGGCATCGCGGTGGAACACGATAGCCTTGTTTTTTGACAGATCCTGCTGGTAGGCAGCGTTCTTGTCGTTGGCGCTGTTGGTGTAGGCAGCCTGAGTGATGTGGTTCGACATGATCACGGGGACACCTTTCACGCGCAACACTCGGCCTTGCGCAAAGGAACCGTTTTCACCGCTGGCGCCATTGAAGTCCGCGTTGATGGCGCGAGTGGAATCCAGCAGGAAGTCGTACTCGTCAGGGCCAACCACACAGAGCAGATCCTCAGTGGGTACGTCCTTCTTCTGCATGGCCACCTTGATGGCGCTGATCTTTGCGACCAGCTCATCGCCCTTGGCGTTAGCAGAAGCAGCGGCGTAACCAGCAGATAGGGTCTGGCTTTGACCAATGCGACCGGCGTTGCCGGCTTTGGCCAGGGGCTCAGTGCTGGTCTTGGCAGCCGCGTACAAGACACGCGCACAGCGCTTGTCCCATTCGCGTGCAAGAGCCGCACCCAACTGGTGCGTCACATCCTGGCGGATGTCCACATAATTCATCAGCTCGTCAAGGTCATAGATCACCTCATCGGCGATCAGCAGACCATCAAGGTTGATGATGCGCTCGTTGCGGTCACCAGGAGAGTTTGTGGCGCCGAGGATTGGTGTCCCCGGAGTGTGATAGGCCGCTTCGGCCTTGCCTGAGACCTGGAAAGCTGCAGATTTGCCGCCTTTAATGTTGCGCTCCTTGATCTTGCCCTTGAACACGCAAGCGCGATCAAAGGCGTCAAGCAGCTCGGTCATGCCGAGCTTCAGGAACAGAGCGGAGGTATCACCTGCGCCCTGGATTTGACCGAGACGGTCGAGGTTTGCGTTGGCCATTGGCCTTAATTGGGTTGCGAGCCTCCGCCTATTGCTTTACAGGGATGGGGTGTCTCCCTCGGGAGGCCCAATCTGCTCCACCAGTGCAGATCAACTCATGCGCCCATTGTTACGCAAAAGTGGATCGTGCAAGGGTTTTTTCGTACCAAGCCTTGTATTTGGGATCGACGTTGTAAAGCCGTTGGCCTTTGCTGTTGGTTTTGCGCATGGCTTCAATCGCCTGCTGCTGGCTCTCAAACACCTCTGCTTTGGTTGGCTTCCCGCCGCCCAGCAACTCAGGTTCACCAGAGTCCTGGCCAGCTGCAGCACGCACTTGCATGGCCCGCAGCGCCAGGCGCACAGCAGCCTTGTTGCCGCTGTCCACCGCTGCGTTGTAGTCCGCCAGCTCGTCGGCTCTCATGTTGGCTGCAGCCCACTGGCTTAGCCGCTGAAACTCTTGGTCGCCACCGACTAGGGCCTTGAGCTCCGTCACGTCAGCCTCGGTCAAGCCGCTATCGGCTGGCTCTGATGCAGCAGGTTGCGGGCGGTAGGACTGCTCGTACTGCTCAATCAGCTGCACCGGGATGCCGGTCTTGGCGGCCAACTTGTCCCGCAGCGCCTTGGTGTCTTGGCCCCGGCGGACGGCTGCATCCCAAGCGCCAAGGTCGATGCCCTCTTCATCAGCAGCGCTGGCAATGAACTCGCCGTAATGCTCAGCGGCCTGCTCACGGCTCAGTGGTGCAGGGGTCTCAGGCTCAGCCGTCTTCTGCCCGCGCTGACTGATCAGCTTCTGGGCTTCGAGATAGGCCTTCTCCAAGTCTTCGGTGGACTTGAACTTGCCGGCTAGCAGTTTCTCTTCTTCGTCCTGTTGCTGTTCAGCTGCATCAATGTCTGCCTGCTGCTGCTCGATCTCCTCGAGGAACTGGTCGAACACGTCCTGTTGGCCGGGGCCAACCATGGACTGCAGCTCCTCTCGGGTTTCAGGGGTGGTGGTCATGCTGGTTGTTCAGTTGGTGGTTGTTCGGCAGGTGGCGGTGCTGCCATCTGCTGGGCGGTGGCCGCGGCGTTAGCGAGCTTTTGTGGATCAGCCATGCCGCTGGCCATCATTTGCTGCGCCATGGCCATCTGCTGCTGGGCTTGCTGCTCTGCAGCCAGCTGCTCATCGGTCTTGACCAAGCCAATGATGTCCATGCCCATCGAGGCAGCCAGCCGGCGGATCAGCTCCGATGGCATCACGTAAGTCGTGATCCCTTCAGGCCCGATCGACTGTTGCAGGATCTGCATAAAGCGAGCGGTCTTCTCGAGGTCGTTGCCGCGGCCAACAGCCGACAAGCCAACGCTCACAACAGGTTTGACCAGCTCATCCGGCAGCTTGGGCAGCTTGCCCTTGCGCACCAGCAGCGCCAGCTTTCGTGCCACATAGGGCTGCTGAAATTCGGTGGTTAAGATCGCGTAGATTGAACCCAGGGAGTTCTCAAGCTGCAGCGCTTGCAGCCGCACTTCCTCTGCTGTGACGCGCTCGGCATCACGCATGTCGGCCAGCATGAAGGCTTGCGCCAGGCGTGCCTCGATCCGGGCCAGGCCCTGCATGGCCACGCTCAAGTCCTGCGCCTTGCCCACCGTGATGGTGGTGACGTCATCAGGGTTGCCGGGCAGGTAAGCACCATTGGGCGCCTCGGCCAGCTTCTTGGGATTGGCAACACCGCTGGGCTTGACCAAGTGCTTGACCTGGGCCGACACCAGCGAGCCCTCTGCAATGGCCTGGCTTAGGGCCTCAGCTGTTTGCAGGTCAGCCATGCAGGCCGCCTCGACATAGCCAGGCGAATAGTCATGGCCATCAATGCGGTACATCCGCAGGGCCAGCCAGGGTGATTCCGAGATCGAGGCTTTGCCCCGGGTGCCAGGAATTTCCTTGTCCTTGACCTCCTGATACCAGCTGACCTTTTCGCCTTCCCACTCCACGTGGGTGTAGAGCTTGACGGTGCGCTCGTACTCAGGGGTGTAATCGTCTTCGGCCTCGATGATCCCTGCGCTCTCGCCGTCTTCTTCCTCAACCAGCTGACGCACCTTCTCAGGCAGACTGTCGTTGGCCAGCTCCTCGCAGACAATCGCCTCTAAAGGGTTGCCCATGGGGTCGCGCCTGAGCACGTAGCGGTTGAGGTGGAAGCAGCGCAGCCCCTTCTCGCTGACGTACATCAGGGCGTTACCGCCCACGATCAGATGCAGCAGCATCTCGTGAACAGCAACACGGTCGTTGCTGGCTTCAATGCTGCGCAGTACCGCCCGCTCAAGCCGGGCCAGGGCCAGGTCGAACTCGCTCTTTGACTTGCCCAGTTCTTCAGGGGTGGCCCCGGCAGCCATGAGCTGCTGCTCGTTCTTGGCCATCTCGATCTCGTCAATCGTGAAGCGAAAGAACGTTTCCGTGGGTGGCAGCAGCGCCAGGCTTAGGCGGCTGGTGATGTTGTGAACACCACGGGCACCGATGCCGTTCCAGGGCAACGGAAAACTTTCGGTTTGGTTGGGGGTGTACTCGTCGTTGAGGGGCACCAAGTACGGCAGGGTCAGGCGAGCCGCTGCTCGTGCTCGCTCGAGGTAGTAGTTCCTGTCGCCTTCAAGACTGCGGTAACGCTTTGTGCAACTCATGTCAGCCTCCGAGATTTACTCCAACACCAGAGCCGCGGCCGGATGAACCGATCCGCAGTTGAGATGTGGGGCTGGTGGTGCGGGCAGCAGGCGCTGATGCAATCCTGGTCTGCTGTGCCGTGGGCGCCTTGGTCTGCGGTGCATTGGCCAGCACCCGCAGCGATGCAGACACGGTGCTGGTCGCATCGCGCATTTTTAGGATCTCTGCGTTTTGCTGTGCCTGCTGTGCCTGCAGCTGTGCCAGCTGTTCGGACTCCTGGACCCTTAGGGCGTCAACGGTCTGACGCTGCTTGGTTTCAGCCTCAGCCTGCAGGGCTTGCAAACGCACCATCTCCGCCTGCTGGTCAGCAACAGCTGCCTGCATTTGCCGCTCCTGTTCGGCAATGCGTTGACGCTGCTCTTCAGCGGCGCGATCAGCGGCCCATTGCCGGCGCTTGGCTTCTTCCTCGTGATGCCTGTTGTTGCCTCCTCCAACGCACATGGCTCACACTCCGATGTTGATGCCAGAGCCTTCGCTCATGGCTGTGGCACCAGGGGCAATCTTGAGAGTGCCCTTGATCTTGTCCTTCTTCTTGGGTGCGGATGTGGTCTGGGCGGCAACAGGTTCGGTCTGGGTAGTGGTAACGGCATAGGCCGCCTGCTGTTGCGCAGCAGCGGCTGCTGCAGCACCTGACATTTGGGCAGCCATCTCCCGCTGCTTCTGCCCCATCTGGTATTCCAGCTCTTTGCGCTTGGCAGAAGCCGAAGCGTTGGCATCGTCAATCTGCTTTTGCAGCGCTGACGCGAACTGCTGCTGCTGGGTCAGCGAGTCCTGCCGGTACTTCTCCAGCTTGGCGTTGTTGGCATCAATGTCCGCTTGGCTGGGCCCCACGTAGCGGACCTCAGGGGCTTGAGGGGCAGATCCAAAGCACATGGTCAGACTCCTGTGGTGATGTTTAGGCCGATGCCAGCGCCTGAGCTGGTGGGTGTAACCCGATCAATGCGCAGGCCGCGCTTGCCCATGGGCTTTGCCATTTGCGCCCGGTCGGATCCAATGACTGGAGCCTGAGCTGCCTTATCTGGAGGGGGTGCCCCAATCAGCGCAGCCATGCGAGCGGCGTTGGCGCTGGTTTCATTGGCCCGCTGCGTCTTGAAGTCGCGCAGCTCGGTCAGCACCTGCTGCTCGCTGTTCAAGGCTTGATTGAGTTCAAGCTGTTTCAGCTTGATGGCACCGTCCTGGTTGGACTGCATGGCATCAATCTGCGCCTGGGCCATACGGTCGTAAGCCCCGGTGTCGGGCATCGTGATTACGGCGCCACCACCGCCACCACCGAAGCACATCAGAGCTCCTCCAGATTGAGCGGATCAGACTTCTGCTCTTCCAGCAGCTTCTCCAGGTAGGCCATCACTTCCTGTTGACCGATCAGAACGTCCAGATCGCGGTGCGACAAGAAACGGCTGACAGCTGCAGGAAACACTTCCCGCAACTTGACAAGCAACTCTTCAGTGACGATTGGTTGAAGCACTGCAGGTATGCAGATCAAACTCAGCCTACCGGCGGCCTCCACAACAGGGGAGTGCCGGCCTCCAAGTCGTACTCACCAGCCCGAAGGATACGAGCACAACGGGCTTGCGTCTTGGCATAGGCCTCACCAAAGCCTTTCTTTTTGTAGGCGGCCAAAACTTCATTCCACATCTCCACCTCTGTTGAGCAACCAGCCAATGCTTTTTCTGCAGTGACCGGGCCATAGCCAGGGCAGCCTGGGTAGTTGTCGCTGACGTCTCCGGTCAACACCTGCTGGTAAAAGTTGCGATCAGCCTCCAGGCGGTTCATCTCTAGGATCTGGCCGTCCCGCAGGTGCAGCCCAGGCAGGGTAAGCATGTCCTTGTCCACGCTTACTATCACGTCGCCGGGTTTGTAGAGCACGCCAAGCACGTCGTCGCCCTCAATGTCAGGTAGCTCGACGGTGCGCCAGCCACGGGCGGGGCCCGAGTGATGGACCCATTCGATCAGCTTCCGGTAGCCAGCTGGCTTGCGGTACTTCTTGCGGTTGCTTTTGTACTGCGGCCACACCCCGTAGCGAAAGGAGAGGGAGCTGCCAAAAACCAGCACCTGCTCGTGATCTGGCAGCAACTCGCGAAAGGCACCCAGCTGCTCTTGGAAGACTTCCTTGGCATCGTCATGCCGGCAGAAGTAGGTCCACACATCAGGGGCCCACTCAGCCTCGTACTGGCAGGCAGATGCTGCAGTAAAGAGGTAATACTCCGTGTCGATTAGAGCCTTCATGAGTGGATGGTGGCGATGTAGAGGATGCCGATAGCCACTGCGCTGAAGATGCAGCCGGCAAGCATGATGCCTGTGCCTTTGTTCATGGCGTTTCCGTAATTTCGCGAATCATGCGGTCAGCCACCTCATTGATTGCAAGATGACAAATGCGTGCTTGCCCTGGGTCTGGTGCCCAGGTGCGGATGATGTTGGCGATCTCGCGGATCACTTCTTTCATGCGGCGCCTGTCGTCAATGCCGTACTCACCCAAGGCGTATTGGATTGAGAGGCAATCCTCTAGCAAGTTCATTTGACGGGTGTGACGGTGGAATCAGGCCAGATGTTCTGGCAATACTTAATTGCCTTGGCCAGGGTCGGCGCGGGCTTGGTGACACGCATGGTTTTGTAACCCGGGCGTTTCACCTCGAGAAAGAACATGCGTGTTGCCTCCCTGGGCTTGGGATGGCTAATGCCAGGGCCAAGGATCGGCTCAGGGCCTTCTTGCGGCAGGCGACTGGGGACCATCCAGCTCATCACTCGTTCTCCATGTCAAGGATCTGTTCACAGGCACGGATGTAGCCCTCCCACCAAACCTGCGGATAGCTGTGTTCAACAGCCTCCTCGTGATAACGCTTGGCGTAATTCAACATCCGAACAACGGAGGCTCTTGAGACGTCGATTGGTTCTTCTTGTTGCTTGGTGGACATGGCTGAATGTTGCGTAGGTCATAAACACGAATGTTGCGTTCCTGTGCGCCTCGAGTGAAGACAACAGAAACTGAGTCGTGATAGGTCTCGGTGATGTGGCCCTTAACCCAACCGCCAAGGGCACGGAAGCGAACCTCTTGGCCTTTGCTGTACTGCTTCCAGGTCATGGGTAGTGGTGCCTGCGGAAGGCCTCCATGTCCCGGAGTTCCATGTCTTGAAACTCTGGGTGGTCTTCAAGGAACTGCTTGCTGGGCAGCACCGCATCACGGGCTTTCTTGTTGAACTGCAGCACTGACCATTTGCCAGTCAGCAGTCCGTGCTCGAGGATTCCCCTGAGCTCGGTGTGGCTGAAGAGTGGTTGCATCAGCTGGCATCAACGCGAGCCTCTTCTTGGTTGACCCATTTGAGGTAGTCGGCCCAACGCTCAGGCGTCAGGCCAGGCCTTTCATCCACAGCAGGCGGCAACAGCGGATGCTCGGTGCAGGTGAATGGCACATAGGCATCAGCGTTGTGTGGGTCTGGTGCTGCCGCCAGGCTGTAAGGCTCGGCGGGCAGCATTGCCAGCTGCGGTTGTGTGGGCTGGCAAAAGCCAGGCAGCTCAGGCTTGTAGCCCCAGCTCCTGTTGGCCAGGCCGTTTTCACTGCGATACAGCGGTGCCATCAATTCTTTCCAAGTGGGATAACGCTTGAAGACGTCAGGCTTCAGGCTTTGAATCCACTGCTCAGCGGCCCACATGAACTGCGGTTCGTTGATCTCCGGGAACTCAGAGGTGAAACTGTGAAACTTCAGGCGGCAAATGTGAGGGCTCCAGCGGTCGGCTTCTTTAATGCGCAGGTGGGCTGCGATCATTTCGGCGACCGCCAAGAACGTCTCTGGTGTCAGGCGGTTTGGCTGGGCCATTGCTCAAGGGCGGCAAGCATCGCCGGGTCTTTGGGCATCGGTCTGCCGCTGGCCTGCGGCTTGGCCAGCTCCTCTTTCAGGTACTCAGGCTTGAGCGCCTGCCAGCCGTGTTCAACACCGGCCTGAGCCAATAGCTGCTGCTGCCATAGAGGCAGGGCAGCAACGCGCTGAACGCTTGCTTGCCATGCCGCCTCGGTCCAAGTGGCGTTGCCCTTGTGTTTTGAGCGGCGGCTTTCGTTCCACCACTGCACAAGAAATGGCTGAGCGTCGGCCATCACCGCAGCCAAGGCAGCGTCGTTCAAATGAGCGACAAAACCAGCAGCAGGCTTGGCTACTTTTTTTGGCTGTTCGGGCACAACGGCCAGCGTTGGGACGGGCGGTGCCATCTCGACGTAGCCAGCAGCGCGGCCAATAAAAACGCAAATCCGTTCCATGGTTTGGAAGGTCTTGCCGCAGCTTTGGCATTGCCGGATGCGGCGGTCGCCGTCAGGCATGGCCCGGGTTTCAACAACCCGGTTCTTGTCGTGACCGCATTTGGGACACTTCATGCCACCACCTCCTCCGGCGCCCACTCGCCACACCATTCGTACCCCTTAACAAACGGCCAGCAGCCTCTCGTGTAGGAACCTGTGTTGAAAACAACAGGTGGATTGCGCCGGCAAGACAACAGGACGCCAACCTCTTTGTCGCCACAGGCGTAAAAGCAGTTGATGCACGACTGCTCACGCCGCAGCGGGAACGGTGTTTTCATTCCAAATCACCTTGAGATAAATGGCCTGTGCGTTCATGGGCTTTTTCAGCCACTGAGCTTCGATGCGTTGCAACACGGTCACCTTGTCGTCCGACCACACAATTCCCGTGCCGGCATCCATCACGGCACCAGCCAAGTTGTCCAGGTCCGAAGTCCCCGGGCCAAAAAAGGTCAAGTGCAAAGCCACCACTTGTCCTTTTTCGAGCGGTGGCAGGGTCCACCACTCGCCAAGAATTGAGCGAACGGATTCCGTCCACTCCCTGTATTTGCTGTCCTTGTAAGCCCTGCCTTTCAAAGTAAAGCGTGGCCTTGACTTGGGTTGCAGCGGAACGGGCAGTACGAAATCGGCGGTGCGCAATCCCATCAGAAAGGAATCTCATCAGGAACCTCCTGGCTTTTGCGCAGCCGCTGGCTCGGGCTGAGCACGGCCAGTTCGGGCTCGCGCTCAAACACCGGGGTCTCCTCTGCTTCCAACACAAAGCCGTCGGTCTTCTCAAACACCGGGGCGTCTTCAGCACTTTCGTAAGCAACGTGATCCAACACCTGCACCTGCATAAGCTCAAGGCTCATGCCTTTGCCGGTTGGGGTGTCCCATCCCCACGGCTGGAAGGCAACGCGAATCTTGCTGCCGTTGCCGATCAGCTTGGCCGCGGGCCAAGGGTTGAGCTTGGAGTCAGTCACCACAGGCGGCAACTTCACATCGCCACGGGCGGTAGTCTCTTTGCGCTTGAAGTTGAAGCGCATCTTGCCGGTCGGCACCTTGCGGCCTTGCTCGTCCTTGGTGGTGTCTTCACCGAAAGGCCAAGCGTTGGCGCTGTATTTGATCTTGCCGCTGCCATGAAGCTCAGCAAACTCGGCCTCGAGTTTCTCGATGAACTCGACGGTGCTCGGATCGTTGGGGTCCAGCAGCAGGTTGACGGACCAGGCCCGGGGACCGTCGCCATCAAACGGCTCAGCGGGTTCGCCCAGGATCTTGGCCCAGGCAGCCTCACCTACGGGGGTGATGAGTGTTGCGCGTCGCGGCATTTGCTCGCTACAGGTGGAGTGCAGCAGCACCGTATCCACCTAGGTGCAGGTCCGCAACACGCCTAGGTGTGTCTTATGAGAAGCAGTGTGGGTTGCTGCCGATCTCGCCCGGGCACAGATCGCCAACAGTTGGCGGGCGCTTAATGTTACTAAGCCTTGCAGCAGAACGGATTTGCTGGCTCATCTCGTCCAACCAGTCCGTGGCGTACAGCACCCTAAGCTGATCGTGCAGGGTGTGGTGCAGCCAGCCAGCTTGGCTTGGAATTGTCGCGAAGCAGTCGTGATTTGTTAGGAGCGGGATGCTGTGTGCGCTACCCATGGAGACCATGATGTGACACAGTGCAGCGTCAAGGTGATGCACGACGTTGGCGGTCACCGCTCGGTTGGTGCTGAGGGCTGAAAGCTCACCGTTGTCGGCGTGATTGTTCCAGGCCTGCCACCGCCGCTTGCCGTGGGCCAAACTCGTAACGGTGGTGCGTGGGTCCAGCTGATCACCCAACCGCATCGGCACCCCAAGGGGATTTGTCCACTCCAGCTGGCTGCCATTAGCCAGTGCCTTCTTGGAGGCATTGCGCAGCCAGGTCTGCAGTTCAAGGCAGCTCTTAAGCTCACTGCCCAGCAGCAGGCTGATCTTGCGGGCTAGGTAGCGGGCAGGCGCTAGGTAAGCGAGCTCCCACTCGGACACCCGCAGCCCGGCCTTGCGTTCCTCAAGGGCTGCCACCAGCCCATCGACGATGCTTAAGAACTGGGCGCCATAGATGGTGGTCATCACCGGCCCCTTGGTCAGGCTGCGGCCGATGCCAAACTTCAGCCACAGCTCGGCCATGCGCACCTCTGATGGGGTGCCGTTGCTGAGGTCCAGCCGCAGCAGGCGCAGCACTTCCTCAGCGACGTGGCCGTAAATGTCCTTGCGGATCTTGCCGTTGATGTTGGTGAGCCGTGCCAGGCGCCGGTCACGCATCAGTGCTGCCGCAATGCCAATGCCGCTGCAGGTCTGATCGAACCGGACGGGCACGCTGCAGCTGCTGTTGGTATCAGCCACCTGCTGGGCAATGGCGCGGCAGATCTGCAGGTACTGCCAGGGATCTTTGGCATCTCGCCACAGCTCGAGTCGATCCAGCGGAGCCTCAGCCACTGCGCAGATCTGCGGCAGGTGCTCTTGCCCCCAGCTCAGACGGTCACGCCAGTTCTTGGCCACGCCGTAGTGGCCGGCCGCGGCCTTGAGCATCCACTCAAAGGCCTCAACGCTGCACTGTTCAGCAGCGGTGAAGTTGATGGCCGCCTTCTCCCAGTCCGGGCCCTGGTGGGTGGCATAGCGGTTGCTGCTGTAGATCCGGTAGCGGAAGTCCAGGCAGTAGGCAAACCAGATCGGCTGGCCCGCTACCTCCTCGCACTGGCGGATGGTCTCTTCAATGCGCCGGCGCTGCAGGGCGTTTTGATTGCGGTCGTATTGGGCCGCGGCCTTCTGCCTCAGCCAGCAGCGGTACTCCTCGCTGCCCACCAGTTCCTGCGGTTTAGGCGGCTCCGGCAGTGGGTCACGGGTGACCGGGAACAAGCCGCGGATGTTGTGATCCCAGGCGCAGCGCTGCAGCTGCACCATTTCGGGGTCGATGCGTAGCTCCTGCTGCTGCAGGGCGTTGACCACCTTGACCAGCGGGGCCATGGCCTCAGGGGTCAGGTGGCTGAGGTCGTAACCCGCCCGGCTGCGCACCAGGGGGTCGTCGTTGTTGAGATGGCCGCCGCCGTACATGCCCGACCAGGGCCTGGGCGGTACCAGCATTGGCAGCCGGCGAGCAGGCAAGGGCCGCGGCGGGTTGGCTTTGATCACTGCCAGGGCCTCGTCGGTGGCCACCACCGTCTTGCGGCTGCGGCCGTTGCGGATGCCGGTCTCGACCCGGATCAGGTTGCTGTTTGCGGTAATCACCTGCAGCAGCAGGCCACCCACTTGGGTGCGCTCGGCAGTGGCCCAGCCGTTGACGTCTAGGCGCAGCTGATCAAGCACCTGCTTAGAGCTGAGGGCCCGGTTGCCCTTGCGCTTGCGGATCAGGCGCAGCAAGTCAGGGCTGAGCTGCTCAATGCGGCCGGCCTTGAGCTCGTCCTGCAGAGCCCGGCCGATGGCACCGGCCAGCTTGCGTTCGCTTGGGCGCTGGCTGATGTGATCCAAGACCACGCCAATCGCAATGGCTGCCAATGTTCTGGGCCCTCGATTCGTGACCATCAACAGCAGGGGCCAGGCGCTGAAGTACGGCCCTGGTTTTGATGGATTAGCAAGCAGCTCCTCGAGCAGTAGGCCAAGGGCAATCGTCACCCGCTCAGCGTTATCGGTGAACAGGGCCGTTCCGTATTCCGTGACGCTCTCTCGAACTAACTCACGAAGCCGGGCCCGTTGATTGATTGCATCCCACTTTGCGCGTTCTTGTTCCCGTTCCTCCCTCTGCTTCTGCAGTTTGTCCACAGGGGTGGACGCGGGATTTTTGGGTTTCAATCGGCAGTTACGGGTGCTTTCGGCACCAATTCCACCCCACCTATGCAGAACTGTCTAACGCCTAGCAGCAGACAGGAAACACGACTGCTCTGCAGGGGTGGATGGTCTTGCAGCGGATTATGAGTCCGCTGCTTTCACCAGATAGCTAGACCCCCGCCCAGTCACCATAAGGCATCTCGGGGATTTAGGGGGTCTGCCAATGGGTCTGCTTCAAGCATCTCTGCCAAACGCATCGGCAGATTTTTCAGGCCGGTGGACGCATCCACAGCAAAGCCATCAAGGTGTGAAGACAGGCAACGGTGCAGGTGCAGCTGACTCGGTGCGAATCCCGCCAGGCGTGAACGGATCCATGCGTAGCACGGTTCCGTAATCGCCTGAAGTATTGGGCACTGAGCAGCCCAGCACGTAGCTGTTGTCCGGTGTGATCTGGGCCCCGTAATTCCAGCCGCAGGCAGGAGCGGCCAGCTGGGCCATCAAGAACAGCTCAGTCATCTCAGCTCTCCAGTGCGCTGACGCAGGCGGCCAGGGCGTCGGTGTGCAGGTGCAGGTAGCGCTGCACTGAGGCCAGGCTTGTCCATCCTCCGAAGGTCATCAGCTGGTGCAGCGGGATGCCCTTGCTGGCCAGCTTGCTGGCGCAGGTGTGGCGCGTGGTGTGAATAGACAGGGCCCTGTCATTGGCCAGGCCCAGGGCACCCTTAGCCAGGTTGAACAGGTGCTGATAGCGGGTGTACTTGTAGGGCCACACTCGATGGCTGGGCACGGCCGGCAGGTGCGGCTCCAGGGCCTCAATGGCACGGCGGGTCAACGGCACAGAGCGGGGCTTGCCGTTCTTGGTGGCCCAGAAGGTGACGCGACCCTTCACCAGATCAACGTCCTGACCCCTCACCCGCTCGGCCTCACCCCACCGGCAGGCGGTCTCAAGCAGGAACACCAGCACGTCGGCCGCGGCGGGCTCGCCCACCTGCCTGAAGTACAGACAGAAGCGATCGCGCTCCTCATCGCTGATCACCCGGTCTTTGGTGTTGACCAGGCGCAGCTGCTGGGGCATCCGCGGTATTTCCTGCAGGTGCCCGTGCAGGTGGGCATCAGCGAGCATGGCCCTGATGGCTGACACCTTGCGGTTGACCGTGCTGGGGCGGTTGCCCTTGGACAGCAGCTTCTGCCGCCAGGTGTCAACAGAGGCAGCTGTGATCTCGTTGGCCGGGAAGAACTCACCGAAATAGTCCACGGCCTCGCGGCTGTAGATCGCTGCTGTGCGCTCGTAGGCGGTGCCTGCCCAGCGGATGCGCAGGGACAGAGCTCGGGCTTCTTTAAGGGTGTACGGAGGGGCTGCAAGGGGCTTGGCATCGCGCTGCAGCAGCAGCTCGAGCAGTTCTCGCTTGCGGGCCAGGGCTTCTGATCGGCTTTTGCATTTGCCAGTGCGACGCACACCGTTGACGGTGACGTCGGCAATCCAGCTGCCGTCAGAGGCCTTACGGACGGTGCCTGCCATTGGTTTGTAGGTGGTGGTGGTTGTTGTGTGAGAGCTCAGAGGCCCTCCAGTTGACGGACCAGGGCCTTGCCCTTGGCGCTCAACTGAATGACAAAGCGGCGGCCCTCATCGGGATCGCGGACGACTTCAACCAGGGCATGGCCGTCGTATCCCTTGCGGTGGACCTCGCCCAAGGCATGGACGGTCCGGGACACTGTGCTGTTGGAAAGGTTCAAAGCTTCCTCCAGCTCCCGATAAGTTGCTTGCCCCCGGCGAGCGACCACCAGGAAGACCTCCGCATGGTGAAGCGGGAACGACGTTGGGCTGAGAATGGAAAAAGCAGCCAGAGCGTTCCCCAGCTGACGTAAATCCATGGGCCGTGGCGACGACGACTCCTAGGAGTCTGGCACCTGTGGAGAATGATTGCGTGTTTTGCACCAATCATCTCAAGGTATAGGGAAAACCCTTTCCACGCCTCACCAATAGGCACTTCCAGAGAAGCAATCAGCTTGACGGACACAGGGTTTCTTCCTCGCAGGTGGATGGTGAGACTACTAGGGAAGTAGTGCAAACGTACTCCCCAAAATAGGAGCTGATGAGCTGCTGCCCAACCGCACTCAGCTGCAGCTGGTGGCCGCGGCGGTGTGGGTGCGGCCTTACATCCAGCAGGGAATAAGGGCTCTCCACCCAACTCCCCTGGTGGTAGCGGGCCTTGCCACGCAGCAAAGCAATCAGCCTGCTGACAGTTGCCGCAGGCAGGAGCTTGCCGTCGCTGTCACTCATTGCTCGTTGCAGATCTGGCACGTTGTCAATGCCAGCTGCAATCAGCAGCAAGGTCTCGGCGGTTTCAAGCGGCACCACGCGGTTCTTCTGCCGCAAGGCGCCAAGAAAGCGGGCCGTGTCTGTGATGTTGCTCACCTGGCCTCCTGCTCGTACTGCAGCTGGAGGTTTCGCATCTTGATCAAGGCCTTGTTGGCCACCCGCAGATCGCGCTGGGTGTTGGCCCAGGTGTCATCACCGGGTTCGCACGCTTGGATCTGCACCTCCAGCAGCTCGTGCAAAAGGTGTGCTCGCGGTCTGAGCAAGGCAACCAGCAGCTCGGCTTCTGCTGCAGTGATGGTGAGGTTCAGCATGAATCTGCAGGTGTGCAGACATTCTCTCGTGAGTGTTGGCATGGTTGGTAGCTCAAGGGCCAGGGAATTGACTGAGGGTGCGCCGATCAGGGAGTTGATGGGGCGCTGTCAAGGTCGGTTGGGTTGCTGCAGCTGGCCGCAGGTGGTTGCGGGGCTGTGGCTGTGGTTGCTGCAGAGCAAGAGCGCCCAGGGCCCAGATAGCGATCACGCCGGTGGCAATGTCAGCTGGTTTCATTGCTGAGCCTCCAGCTGGGCGGCCAGTAGCTCAGCGCTCTCGCGCACTGCCAGCAGGTGCGGCAGATCTGCTGTCGCCCTGTCAAGGTCGTTCTGAAGCGTCTTGGCTTCGATGCCCCAGCCGGCATCAGTGAGCAGGTGGATCACACGCCGCACGAAGCCATAGGTGGCCATGCGCAGCTCAAGTTCAGTGAGCATTGTTCAGTTGTGGTGGTGGTGGTTGTTGTTGGGCAGCCGGTGAGGGCTGCAGAGGGCCCACCTGCAGGTGGCAGGCAGGGCCCCGTGCAGCCGTCAGCCGTCGGCCTCTACCACTTCCGGCCCGCAGATCGCGTTGGCGGCCTTGGTGGCATCGCTCAGGGCCTTGAAAAGCACCTTGTGGCCTTCCTTGAGCACACCGGCCCAGTGGCCCAGGTAGGCGGCGTGGTTCTCTGCAGCTGAGGGGATCTGCAGGCGGTTGCAGATCAGGAAGGCTGCGAGCTCTGCAACCAGTTCCTCCCTGGCGTATTTCTGGCTGCCAAACCCGCCAGATAGATCACGGGCTAGCCGGCTGCTGTGTCCGGTGCTGTGGGCCTGTTCATGGGCCCAGGTGGCATACAGGCCAGCAGCTGTGCCGAACTGGGCCCTGGTGGGCATCGTGATCTGATCAGCGCCGGAGTTGTAAAAAGCCCGATCACCGGCCCAGGTGGTGCTGACAGGCCAGGCCCCGAGCACAGCCTCAGCAGCTGCCAGGCGTTCAGGTTCAGGCTTCACCACGGCCCCGGCCATGGCCGCGGCAATGGCGTTCTGCAGTACCTCCTGGCTGGCTTCATCACCGCCCACCAGGTCGGCGACGTTAAAGACGCAGGCCGGTTTGTAGCTCACCCAGGCCGCCACTGATCGCGTGCCATCGGGCTGCAGCAGTGGTTGGCCGTTGTCATCCTCTAGCTCTCGTTTGTTGAGCTGTGGCCTGAGCACGTAGCAGCCCTTCGAACCCTTACGCGGGAACCAGCCCTGGGCCTTGGCCTGAGCGCAGCCCAGCCACAGCGGCAAGGTGAAACCTCTACAGGCTGAGTACATCTCAAGCACTGCAGGGTTGCTTCCCCGGTAGCTGGCCCCGGTGAGCAGGTTGCGATGCTGGCCCTGTTGGCCGCTGCTGGCCCAGTCCCGACGCCAAGGGTTCACCCCTTGCTCAAGGAGAGCCACTAGCTCGCTGCAGAGCTTCTCCTCAGCCGTAGGGCCGTCGTAAGTCTTGCGGCCCTTGCGGGCCTTGGTGGTGGTGGTGGTCATGGTGGTGGTGGTTGTTGATGCTCACCACAGGTGGCGAGCAGTGCCCACGTTCTAGCTGGTTCTCTCCATGGGTGGAAGTTAAGCAGGGGGGACCACACACAATCTGTAACAATTTTTAACAAACAAGCTGCGACCCGTCAGGGCCTGGCCTCACCCGCTGCGACCCGGGCCAGGCCTTACCAGTTCTCCAGCACTTGCCAGCAGCTGCCATCACCTGGGCCCAGCCGGTGCCATCGGATGCACAGTCCGCAAGAACGCCAGGGCCTGCCAGCGATCACCGGCACCGGCTGCAGGGCTGCGAGCACTTGCCGCTGCAACTGGCCCCCAGGAGGCCCAGGAAGCCCCCTCCCCCGACCCGTCTGCACAGAGACACCCCCAGGGCCCCCCGAAGCCCTACAGAGGCGCACGAGGGCCCCTAAGGGGGGCTGCGCTGCGTGCGCTGGTAGGGGACGCCATCACATCACGCGACCCAAAAACGGGAGAGGGGGGGTAATAGCAGCGGTGTGCCCACGAGCTGTCAGGGGGTTTCACGGAATGGCAGGGAGGTGCGTGAGGGAGGGGGTGTGGGTGTGTGCGGGATTTGTCGCAGGGGCGGGGTTGTGTGGGTGGATTTCTTTTTTCCACCAGTAGAGAGATCAGAGGGTCCGGTGAGGAGGCATTGGGCGAAAAGGGATGCTCTCCACCTGTGTTGCTATAGGGTTAAACTGAGGTGGTCAAGACCCGTTGCCCCCACTGGGTCGCATCCAGGGAGGGCAAGCTGGCACACCTGGTGTCACACCTAGGTGTCTGGGTCCGTCAGCAACGCCGTACTGACTGCATGAAGCCTAGAGAAAACGGTGACGAGAACTTCGTGATGGTCCACCAGCGCGATCTCGATTCAACTATCGCCCTATTGGGCGAGCGGAAGCTAGAGCTCAGGGACGCTGCTGTGTTCTTGGTGCTGCTCAACTACGTCAACTGGCGCAGCGGTCGTGCGCATGTCTCCACCCGATTCATTGCAGAACGGCTGCAGGTCAAGCTGCCTGTAGCCGTCAGCGCCATCACCCGCCTGCGCAAGGAGAACCTGGTGCGACGCATTGTTGATCGACGCACTGGAGAGACCTACTTCCTGATTAATCCATTCCTGGCCTCTGTTGGTGGACCAAGCCGCCGCGGCCACCTTTGGCAACAATTTGAGGACACAGTGGATTGACAACAACGTTCTGGGTAGCCTGCTGTCATCTGCTCTCCACTCATGTATCTCTCCAATAACGAGCGGATTCGTCTTGGTCTTCAGCAGTACGGATCTGATGTTCCAACTGAAGTTGTCGAAGCCGCTGAAGCTGCTCTGGCATCGCCTTGTGGAGGTGCTTGTCCTGCCCCAACGAAGGACACCTCAAAAGCACGTGCCCGTAACAAGAAAGGCGAATACCTCGGCGACGATCCGCAAACTCCTGAAGTGAACGAGGCTTTTGTTGGCGGCTAAAGTTGTCGTGCTCACCCAGGTGGTGCTGGGAAGCTCACTGCCAGATCTTGTGTCTGGTGGTGGTTGTTGGGAGAGCCCTTCTGCGTCCTTGGATGTGGGAGGGCTCTCTTGATGCAATGGGAACCGTTGCCACCTGAACTAGGGCCTTTCCCCCATTTCCTTTGCTACCTGCTGCGGGAGCTGAACCTGGCGGATACGCCGACCATCCGCCAGTTGGAAGTCGCTGAATGGCTCGAGAACGGTCCTGATCGTTCCATCACCACGGCCTACCGCGGGTTGGGCAAGAGCTTTGAGTCCGGTAGCTACGCCCTCTGGCGGCTGCGTCATGACCCCTTTACCGAAAAAGTCTTGATTCCAGCGGCTACCGCTGAGAAAGCCGATGAGGTGGCGACGTTCATGGCCCGCTGCATCCGGGATGTGGACATTCTTCGTTGCCTGGAGCCCAGGCCTGATGGCCGCTCATCCATCAAGGCCTTTGATGTGGGCCCTGCTGTGATCGACCAGAGCCCAAGTGTTCGCACTGTGGGGATTTTGTCCCCCTCGCTCACGGGTAAGCGCTGCACCCTGGCGCTGCCGGACGACATTGAGACGCTTAACAACTCAATCACACCGCTAAAGCAGGAACGCCTGGCCCAGGCGGTGACCGAGCTTGAGGCAATCATCAAGCCGGATGAACCGGACTTTGACCCCAACGCACCTAGGGACTACAGCCAGGCCGGACAACGCCAGGTATTTCCAAGACAGATTCGCTACCTGGGTACTCCCCACCTCGAGAGCTCGCTGTACCTACGACTGGTGCGCGAGCGGAACTACTCAATTCGCTTCTGGCCGGCTCGATTTCCTGATCCGACCGATGCCGATGAGTGGGATTGCTACGAGGGCAACTTGGCACCCGGCATTGCTCAGTCCGTTCAGAGCAACGTAACCCTGGCGGGGGAACCAACAGATCCCGAACGCTTTGGTCACCACGAGCTGCTAAAGCGCGAAACCCGCATGACCCGGGCTGCGGTCCAGCTGCAGTACCAGCTGAACTGCCGCCTCAGCACCCTCGATCGCTACCCCATTCGATTGGGTGATCTGATGGTGATGGACCTTGATGGCAAGGCCCTGCCAGAGGTGGTGGTGTGGGCCGCCACGCCGGAGAACCGCATCCAGGAGCTGCTGTGCGTTGGCCTGGGCGCTGACCGCTACTACCACCGCCCAGCTGTGGTGAATGGCTGGGTATCGCAGGAAGAAACTTGGCGCTGCGTGCTGGCGATTGACCCCTCTGGCCGCGGCAGTGATGAGCTGGCCTGGGCTGTAATCGCTGAGCTGAACGGCAATTTCTTCCTGCTTGAGTCCGGGGGCACCACCCGGGGTTATGAGCCGGAGGTGCTGACGATGCTGGCCAGCCGCGCCAAGCGCTGGCAGGTCAGCTACTGCGTGGCTGAGAGCAACATGGGCGATGGCATGTTCACCGCTCTGCTGTCACCGGCAATGGCCAAGGTGCATCCGGTCTCAATCGAGGAGGTGCGCGTCAGCCAGCAAAAGGAACGCCGCATCGTGGACACCCTCGCCCCGCTGGTTCAGCAACACCGCCTGGTGGTCAGCAGCGAGCTGATCCGCAGGGACTATCACGACGCTGAACGTGACCCCGAAACTGGCCACCAGCGCTCATTGATGTACCAGATGAGCCGCATCACCGTTGAGCGGGGCTCACTGACGTTTGATGATCGCCTTGATGCGCTAGCCCTGGGGGTCAAGTTTTTTATTGATGCCGCGGCCCAGGACCAGGAAAAGGCCAAAGCAGCTCGCCAGGACGAGATGGATGAGCTAATGCGCCAGGCCTGGTTCGATGAAACCGGCGCCAGCATTGATGCCCTGGCAATGGGGTGGAGACCACAGCCCAAGGCCAGAGCATTTGGTGGAGTCAAGCGGTAGCGGACTCGTCAGGCCGCACTATTGGCACCACGTTGACCTTGTTCTTCAGCGCTGAGAAGTCTAGTTTGCCGGCCATTTGTGAGCGCAACTTGGCAGTGTCGCTCTCGGAGAGATTGGCGGTAATGCTGTTTTGCTTCAGCAGCTGCAAGGCCACCCGCAGGTCATCGTTGCTGGTCGGCTTGAGATTGCCGTCATCGTCGTAGCCGCCCTTGTCGATGCGGTCCCGAACTTCACGGATGACGGAAGCGTGCAGCTCCTCAAGTTCCTTTGCGAGATCAGCCACGGTTACATGGGTGGAGAGCTTTGGTCTCCATGATCCAGGAAATTCAGTTTACTGACGAGCGGTGGCTGCAGTTCTGGCAGAACTTCAAAGGCCAGGCACACCAAATCAAAGGTGTGATCAAGCTCGCTGAGCACATCAAGGCCGTAGATCCGTGCCTACTGACTGAATCAGCGGAGTGGGCACAGATCTACAAGAGCTTGCCAGTGCAGCAACATGCAGCACTTGTCCGCAACCCGCTAAACGTCAAGTGGCAGAGCCAACTCGATAACAAGAGCGGCCAGGGCTACCGGGAGTGCTTCTCCTCCTCTTGCGCCATGCTTGCCATGTATTGGGGCAAGATCTCCAATGACGACGCCTACAACGCTGTTCGGCAGCCGTTTGGTGACAGCACCTCAGCTCAAGCACAGCTGGCTGCGTTGCGAAAACTGGGGCTCAAGGCTGACTTCCACACCAATGGCACTTCAGAGGCCCTGGAAAGCGAGATTGACGCTGGCAGGCCTGTTGCTGTTGGCTGGCTCCACAAGGGCCCTGTAGGCGCTCCTACGGGCGGTGGGCATTGGTCTGTGGTGATCGGCTACACCGATGCCGCCTGGATCCAGAACGATCCCAACGGCGAGGCTCAGTTGGTGGGTGGGGGCTACACCCCCAACACCAAGGGCGCTGGCATCGTCTACAGCCGCAAAAACTGGAACCCACGCTGGATGCCGGGTGGTTCCGGTGGCTGGTATCTCACATGTCGTCCTTAGGCCGCTGCGACTGCCAGGCCTCACCCAGGTTTTCAGCCGCTTCGTTGGCAAACCACCGGGCAATCGCGCTTTGTTGATGCCACAAGCTGTTCAGCAGCAGGGCCACATTCATCAGCCCATCAATGTCGTTCTGCTCGTGCAGCTCCTGCAGCAGCCTTTTTGTCGCCTCCTGCCTAAAATCCAGTTCTTGGCGTGCGACAAAGGGTTGCACCGCTTACCTTTTCGCCAATGGCCCGACGATCCCTGCGAGGATCTCGACTGCTCGATACAACTTCACCACCACTCGCTGGATTGCATCGAGAGCCTCGTCGTCCTTAGGCGTTGGCGTGATGTTGACGATCACAAGCGCCAACCCATGCACCGCAATCGCCAAGGCGACGTACTGACCGAAACGATCCATAGCGCAGGGATCTCACCACCTAACGCTACACACGTGGAGAACTGTGTCAAATGTGCGGGCCGGGCACCTCAAGCCGAGCAACACGCTGCTCAACATTGTTTAGGCGAGAAAAGAACTCCTTGCGGTCACTCCTGATGTCCTCGTGCAACTGTTCAAGGCGTTCTGCCACGTTGTCCACACTGGAAGCCAAACGAATCAGAGCGTCCCTCCCCTCCCTGCCGCGTGCCCCCAAGGCCCCTACGCCCATGGCGCTGACTGTAATGGCGGCGCCTAACACCGCGGCAGCGACCTCAACCACGAGCAAGTTCTGCGTACAGCGTCAGCCTACCAATTCGCAATGCCTACGCAAACGCTTGCTATTACTGGATTTGCGCTACGGCAAAGCGCAGATAGCCTTGGACTGTTGACGCTACAAACTTATGAAAAAAGGCAGCAAGGGCGGCAAGGGCGGCGGCAAAAAGGGGTGTTGACCATGGCTTCTAAAAAAGGCCTTTACGCCAACATCCACGCCAAGCGTGAACGCATCGCTTCTGGCTCTGGTGAGCAGATGCGGAAACCTGGGTCCAAAGGCGCTCCAAGCGCTAAGGACTTTAAGGATTCTGCTAAGACAGCCAAGAAAAAATAAGGCAGCACTGCAGGTGGTTAGGTGGCTTAGTGCCCCTGACCCCTGCTTTTTTTATGCCCAGGCTTGGCCTTTGTCCTGACGGAGTTGCCAATACTGGTCTTTTTGTAGGCCGCACGGGATACGTGCTCGATCTTGGCTGTACCAGCCTTGCTCTTAACAGGCATCGCTTAGCTGCTGCTTGAGGTACTCCTTGAGCGCCTTGTCCGAAGGTGATTTGTCAGGCTTCAGGTCAAGTTCAAAGATTCGGTCACGCAGCTGCTGCTTCCGTGCCTCGCAAAATTGCTGTTGCACTTCCGCAGACTTGGCGTAACGCGAATCAATCGCCACTGTGGTGCCGACAATCGCAGTAAGGACTGCGACTGCAGCACCAAGTAGCGACAACGGCTTTTCCATTAATTCAGCAATGCCTCGATCTGCTCTCGGCTGGCGAAACCCCAGCCAGCAGCAGCGCCTGCGTTCCATTCTTGGCGAATAACGGGAGCAATAAAGCCTTCATCGCCTTCCTTCAGATTGCGGTCATAGCCTTCGGGATAGGCCGCGTCATCAAAAACGATGTAGTCATTCAGCAGGCTGTTCAGAAAAGCCGTCCGCTCGGTGCCAACTTCTGCAGCTGCCAAGTCGGAGGGGGTGTTGACGATCAGCATGGTAATGCAAGCCCTAGGTGGACAAGACTATTCTGTCCATCACCATGGCGCACGTGGCCCATCCAAGC